GACAGTACTACTCAGGCCGTGTTAAGATACCGACAAGGTAGCTTTATCAGTACATATATGGATTATATAGATGAGGAGCGTCCGCCAAAAGAATATAAATATTACTAGGAGATATGTATGCCAAAAAATTATAAAAAACCTAAAATGAAACAAATGCCAATGCCTTACAGAGAAGGTGAAATGGAAGAACCTAGAATGGAACGAATGCCTTACAGAGAAGGTGCAATGGAAGAACCTAGAATGAAACCAATGCCTTACTATGAAGATGATTTTGAAGAATCAATGGGACAAGAAGCAGCACGAGGTGCAGTACAAGGTGCAGTAGGTGAAGCACTAGGAAGAAAAAAAGGTGGTATGACTAAGGCTCAAAAAAAAGTTGGCACAGTCATGAGAGAATTCAAAGCAGGTAAATTACATTCAGGTAAAAAAGGACCCGTTGTAAAGAATCCTAAACAAGCAATCGCAATTGCATTATCAGAAGCTGGTAAATCTAAAAAGATGATGGGCGGAATGATGAGTGATGGAGTTTCTAAAAAAGGAATGGGTATCGAAAAGAAAATGGGTGGTGGCATGATGAGTGATGGTATTGCTAATAGAGGTTCAGGTATAGAAATGAAAAGCAAAGGCGGCATGGTCCGTGGTTCTGGAGCAGCCATTAAAGGAGTTAGAAAAGCTAAACTACTATAATCATGTCTGGTGAAAAATATTATAAAGCAGAACGAGCAAAACAAAAAAAATTTCTTGAGTCTGAAAAAAAATTAGAAGAGAATTATAAAAAAGTAAGACAAGAAGAAATGGATGCTGAAAAATATGCTAGACTATTTCCAGAAGACTCAACTAGAGAATACAATCCAGTAGAACATCAACAAGATGGTGGATTAATGGATCAACCTCATTTGAATTATATGGGTGCAGCTAAAGGTAAATTTATTGCTAAAGGTTGTGGCAAAGTAATGAGTGATAGACGTAAAAAAACCAAGATGTATTAACTTTACATTAGTGTAATTTAATATAAAAGATTTGTATGGCAATTGAAGACAATAATCCAATAGGAGAAATAGATCCTTCCGTTGTACAAACGGATATGTCTGTTCCAGCAGAACCTGTAGATATTCAAGTTGAAGGACAGGAAACTCCTGTAATGGAGGAACCTAAAGAAGATTTCTATCGTAATCTTGCAGAAGACATGGATGATAGAATGTTAGATAAAATTTCTTATACATTACTAAGTGATTACAAACGAGATAAAGAATCTAGACAAGATTGGGAACAAGGTTATGTAAGTGGTTTAGATTTATTAGGATTTAGATACAAAGATCAAACAAGACCTTTCCAAGGAGCATCAGGCGTAACTCATCCATTACTTGCAGAAGCAGTTACACAATTTCAAGCACAAGCTTATAAAGAATTATTACCATCTTCAGGACCTGTAAGAACACAAGTCATTGGAGCAGATGATCAAGAAGTTGAGAATCAAGCACAACGTGTAGAAGATTTTATGAACTATATGTTAATGGAGAAGATGGAAGAATATACTCCAGAGTTTGATCAGTTATTATTTTATTTACCACTTGCAGGATCTGCATTTAAAAAAATTTACTATGATGAAATGATGGGGCGTGCAGTATCTAAATTTGTACCTGCAGAAGATTTAGTAGTTCCTTATTATGCAACAGATTTAAAAGATTGTGAAAGAATTACCCACATTGTTAAAATGTCAGAGAATGATATTCTTAAAAAACAAGAAGCTGGTTTTTATAGAGATATAGAATTACAAGAAACAAATCCTAATGAGAGCGATATTCAAAAGAAGTATAATCAATTAGAAGGTACTCAATCTCCAGGTAATAATATAGATTTTCAATTTAATATATTGGAGATGCCTGTAGATTTAGATTTAGAAGAATTTGAAAAGACTTCTAATGATAAAGATAAAAATATTAAGATTCCATATATTGTAACTTTAGATGAAGGGTCACAAAAGATATTATCTATCTATAGGAACTATGATGAGAAAGATCCATTAAAGATTAGAAAAGATTACTTTGTACACTTTAAATTTTTACCAGGTTTAGGATTCTATGGGTTTGGTTTAATTCACATGATTGGTGGATTATCTAGATCAGCAACTCAAGCTCTAAGACAATTATTAGATGCTGGAACATTAGCAAATTTGCCAGCTGGATTTAAAGCTAGAGGTTTAAGAATTAGAGATGACGATCAACCATTCCAACCAGGTGAGTTTAGAGATGTAGATGCACCAGGCGGAAACATTAAAGATCAATTCCAATTACTTCCATTTAAAGAACCTAGCCCAACTCTATTTCAATTAATGGGTTTCTGTGTTGAAGCAGGACAACGTTTTGCAGCAATCGCAGATATTCAAGTTGGAGATGGTAATCAACAAGCTGCTGTTGGAACTACTATTGCATTATTAGAAAGAGGCTCAAGAGTAATGTCAGCTATACATAAGCGTTGTTATTATTCTATGAGAACTGAATTTAGATTGTTACATAAAATATTTGCAACGTACTTACCTCCTGTATATCCATATGCAGTTTATGGTGGAGATCGTTTTGTAAAACTTACAGACTTTGATGACAGAGTAGATGTAATACCAGTTGCAGATCCAAACATATCTTCATTATCACAAAGAGTAACTCTTGCTAATGAAACATTAAAGATTGCAATGTCTGCTCCAGAACTACATGATATTAAAGAAGCTTACAGAAGAGTGTATCAAGCATTAGGAACTCAGAACATTGAAGAGTTATTAAAACCAGAAGTTTTAAAGATTCCAAAAGATCCTGCTATTGAAAACATGGAAGCATTACAAATGAAAATGCCAACTGCTTTTCCAGAACAAGATCATGATGCACATATAACAGCTCACTCATTATTTATTAAAACAAGAATGGTACAAATTAATCCTGCGGTATACGCATTACTACAAGGACATATTTCAGAACACATTTCACAAAAAGCTTCACAAGAGGTTGTTGAAGCAATGGCAATGAATCCAGAAGATCAAATGTTAGCACAAGAGAATCCAGAAATGTTTACAATTAAAATGAATGGAGCAATTGCTCAACGTACTGTAGAACTTACTGCACAACTACAACAAGCAGAAGCTTCGGGTGAACAACAAATAGATCCATTAGTTGCATTGAAACAAAGAGAGTTAGATCTTAGAGCAATGGACTTACAAATTAAACAAACTAATATTTCTACAGACAATGCTTTAAACGCTTCTCAATTTAAAGTTGATACTTTAATGAAGCAACAGGAACTGGAAATTAAAGATAAACAATCTTATGATAGATTAAATATCGCTAAAGAAAAAATTCAATTAGCTAGAGAGAAACAAAACAAAAGATGATTAAGAAAGAAAAAGAACCAAAGCTAGGTAAGCGATTTGGACCACCTCCATTAAAAGGTCCTATGCCACAAATTCCACCAGTAGATAAATCATTAAAAAAGTTGTAATATAGTGTCTATGTTAAATGCAATTGCACCACTAGCTAAAATATTATTTAGTACAATTGAAAAATCTGTACCTGATAAAGACTTACAAGCAAAGTTAAAAGCTGATTTACAAACTCAATTAATGCAGTCGCATACTCAAGAGTTAACTGCTGCAGCAAAAATTATTGAGGCAGAGGCCAAAGCGGGCTGGTTCGCATCGAGCTGGAGGCCCCTTTTAATGTACGTATTAATTTTTATATTAGTATGGAATTATGTATTAGGACCTGTAATCTTATTCTTTTTTAAAGCTTCTATAACAATTCAATTACCAGGTGATGTTTGGACACTTCTTCAAATTGGCCTTGGGGGGTATGTCGTAGGCCGCAGTGCGGAATCAGTTGCACGAACTATGGCTAACAAACCACAACCAAAAGAGCAAGAAAACGGGTAGTGAAATACTTAGTTATTATGTTATTGCTTTTTTCATGCAATAATATAAATTCACCAAATATAGATAAACCAATATTAAAAATTGAAAAAGCATTCTAATGTTAGAACGATTAAAAGATTTAATAGCTAAAAACTTTTCTAATAAAGAAATAGAAAAGAAAAATAATATATTAATGAAAAGCCGTAAAGAAGTAGATATTAATGGTAATGGAACTTCTGGTTATACGATTAAAGAAGGTGAGCACAAGGGAATAGTTCTTGGCCATATCAAAAGAAATAAAAATGTTATTTAATTTAATAAAAAAATTCTCATCTTGGTTAGACTATTGGATCTGGAGACAAGAATTAAAAAGAAAAATTAAAAGAAATAAGAATGGCTA